CCTGCGGGAGCAGCGTGTTCGGGATCGCCCGGGTCGACCGGGACATCGCCACGACCGCTTCCAGCGGGATATTGTCGGAACCGATCTTGTTCGGCAACGGCTCCAGGTCCTCGGTGTCCCGCATCTCGTCGACCGACTTGAACCCGATCTCCCGCCACACCTTGTAAATGTTCGCCCGCTCCGCCAGGTCCGCTTTCAGCAGCGCGTCGGTGGAGAACCGGACGTATCGGTTCTGCGGGACCAGCCGGAAGAACGCGGTTTCCAGCCGGACGATCCACGGGCGGAGCGCCTCGATGATCTGAAGCGCGCCCTGCTGCACCGTGCTGTAGGTGAGAGAATCACCGCGTTTACCGCCGACCCGGTCCGGGGGGAGCCCGTACACCGCGGCGAGCTGCGTCGCGTTCATCTGCATCGTCTCAACGAACTGCGCTTCGGACGGCGGGACGGAGATCGGGTTGTACTCCCAGTCCCGGCCGTACACCAGTGGTTCTCTCCGGCGGATCGACGTGGTCAGCAACGACCGGATCTCAGCGGACTGGACCGGGTCGATCTCGATCTCGGTGTTCTTGAACGTCCCCGGCGGGAACCCCCCCGACTTGAACCAGTCCGTGCCGTACCGGGTGACTTCCAGACCGTTCAGGATCGTCAGCGCGAACGCCCGCAGCGGGCTGATCCCCTCCGTGCGGCCCGGCAAGCTGAACGCCTTAATGTGGAAGTACTCATCCCGGTTCACCATGTGACCGTAGAAATACACCCGGGACCGCAGCGGATTATACGGCTGCGACTCGTCGTCGATGACGGTGACCATCTCCGGGGGCATCCACTGGATCTGCTGCGGGTATCCGTACCCGTCCCGGGACAGGACATACCCCCACGCGTTCCCCTGGAGCAGCAGCGACGTGAGCGCCTCGTACAGCCAGTCCATGATGTTCGTGTCGGGGGCCGGGTCGTCGAACATCGACGGGCCTTCCCACCGTTTCTGCCCGGCACCCGGAGTTTTTATATAAGTTTTCAAGGGCAAGGAAGCGATGTATTCGGCGATCAGCCGGACGCACGCGTACAGAGGGGTGAGCCGCAGCGCCTCATCAGTCCCGTAGAACGCGCGGCTTGGGTGCGCGGGGCCGCCGGAATCGAAGCGAAAATAAATAAGGTGAATCCCAGGGTCGCCAGGGCGCTCCCGCTATAACGCGAGACTCTGTTCTGCTCGCCTGTACCCGATCCACTAGACTCACTGCCAATTCACCTCCCCTGAAAACTTTTAGTGCGGCCCGCGTTGTGTTGCGGCCCGCGTCGTGATACGGTTCGGCGCATGACAGAAACTCAATACCAGACGGCTGTGGCCGAGGCCCGCACGCTGATCAAGAGGTCCGAAGAGGATCAGTGGCGGCTCGCCCAGCTCACGTACGAGAACGCGGCACCCAAGGGGCGCAACGGCAAGCATCTGCTCTCAGAGTGGGCCGCCAACGTCGGCATCGACCCCACCTATGCAGGGCGTTTGTACAACCTCTGGGAATCCTATGGACAACTAGACCTCGTGCAGCGCCCGAAGTTCCACGAAGCCTACAATGAGGTTTCGCCGCACAGTGGCTACAAACCGCCGCTGAATAAGCAGGAGGCAGCGGAGCAGGCGGCGGCTATCCAGCAGGCGCTCAGTGATCCCGAGGTGGCCAGCAAGGTCTTCTCCGACTCAGCCACCAAGAACAGGGCGATTTCTGCCATCCACCACAACGACCAGCATCTACCCCCCGCACCCCCGCCTCCTGCCCCGACCAAGCTGGACGCCCTCGTTCTCGCAGGCGAGGCCAAGGATGCCTTTCGAAGGATGTTCAAGGTCGTAGTCTCGCTCAACCTCGCAGGCGACGAGGAAATCCTCAGCGACCTCGGCGACGCGCTGGACGAGGGCGAGAAGATACACCAGTACCTGCTGGGCATGGGCCTGGATGAGGCCATCGAGAAAATCATGGAAGGTGCCTGAAATGACCGACATCAACCCCGACACCGGCCTGTTCGCCGGGCTCAGCAAAGACGACAAGGCCACAGCAATCCTGGACCACCTGAGTATGGACGAAGAAGTTACCCTCCAGTTCCTCATGGAGGCTACAGGATTCTCGCCCAGCCAGGTACACGCGGGAATCCGCCACCTGCGGGAAGCGGGTGGCAAGAATTGCGTGATCACGCATCGGCGTGGCGCTAACTCCACCTACAGGCTCGCCGAGAACGCCCTCGATGTTCGCGACTACGCCCACAGGCGCATGCGGCACTGGCGCACTCAGATGCAGATCATGCAGTCCGAGATGGACGGAGCCATGCGCCTGCTACAGGGCGGCGAAGCCAAAAAGGTACAGGCAGCCGCGTCACTCCTCGGTACTCTGCTCTGCACCCTGGACCTGGGCGATGCCATAGACAGGGACCTCGAAAAGCGGGAACGTGCCCTGGACCGCCAGGAGGCCCGCCTGAGTAAGAAGTCCAAGAGCCAGTATCGACAGAAGACCCTCGTGTAGTACACTGTCTGAGGCCGGGCTGCTGACCGAAGTCACAGTGGCCCGGCTCAGGCCCCCGCCTGAATGGGTACGCGCGTATCCGGTCCGCTTCGGTGGACGCCTGGAACGGGCGCGGTCCGCCGTCACACGCGGAGGGGGCACGTGAAGTACGAGAACAGGCCGGATATCCGGCGCTGTGACGGCGGCGCTTTAACCTCGTACCATGGCAGCGATACAGCACAAGGCTGGTAACGACTGCTGGTGCGGTGAGAAGCACACCAGCCTGGAGGCGTTGCGGCTGAACGCCCGCGACATCCCCCGGCATACCGGCCCGGTGCGGTGGGGGGCTAACAAGAAGAAACGCCCGCCGAAGAAAAAGCTACTGGCCGGGCGGGGGTGCGGGCGCGACGGGGATGTGCGCGCCTTGCCGGTACCCGTACCGGACGGCGAGGCAGCAGAACACGACGCCGCGCCACGACGCTCCCGCGGTCCAGCCGATCGCGAAGAAAAACGCGGTGATCACCGCGATGATGAGCACACCGGGCCGTACCCGGTCGGCGTGTTCGGAGATCGCGTCGACAGGTACCGACGACAGCGGCCGGGTTACGGTTGCCAACGTTCAGTCTTCCTGGGGGTCGTAGTGCTCGTACCGGTACTGGGGTGACGGGTTCACTGATACTCCTCCTACAGTCCTTTGGCTTTCAGCCACGCCTCCGCGGCTTTTGACACCTTGCCGTTCCCGCCGACGTGGTGCAGCAGGATCCACGGGTGCAGCACCTTAGCGAACACGTGGTCCGGGTCGTCCGGGACCGGGACCGGTGCCGGGACAGGGACAGTCAGCGGGAGGGACACGGTCGCGTCGCCCTGCTCGGCCAGGAGCCGTTCGAGGGTGTCGAAACTGTACGTGAACGACCCGCCCGCACCCCAGTTCTCACCCCAGGAGTTATCCAAGTACAGGAGTTTCTTCTCCATGTCCTTGCCGCGGCACAGGTACTCGTGGCCGCCGCGGACCTGCGCGCCGGGGCTGATGCTGACGAGCCCGGACCGGTCGGGCTGGTCCATGCTGGAGTACCAGTTGGACCCGATGCCGACCGCGCCGTCCTCCAGCGCGTCGAGAACGTCAGCGAGGGAGAAACAATGCAGGTAGCCGGAAATCAAGTTCAAATTCTTCGCGGCCTGCGCGACAGACGGGCCCGCGCTGCCTTCGTCCTCCGGCGGGTAGCCTGCGCCGCCGTCGATCATTTCGCCCGCCGAGTAGATCGACACGGCCAGTTGCTCGTCCAGCGCCGGGTGCCCGGCGGGTAGCGCCGTGAACACGTTCCCGGTACCGAGTGCGCCGACCTGCTCGTTCCCGGTGCAACTGCCGATGTTCCCCTGGTCCAGGATGGGTATGTGCCGGGGCCACAGTTGCGAGGTCAGCCCGGCGTACGTCCGCATCGGGCTTCGCCACGGGTAAGCCTTATTCCGTGAATCGTGCCGAACATGTCGGCCCAGTGGCAGCGGGTGCTCGCCCGTAGCAGGCTGCCACGGGATGCGCGTCCGAGTTGTTGTCCAGGTTGTAGTCATCAGACTCCGGTGGTACGTTAAGGGTACAAGAAGAGGACCGGCGCGGCTCGGCTTGGCGGGGAGGGGCTAGGCGGGGACCGGATCGGACCGGATCGGATTGGAGTGGCAGGCTATAACCCGATGCTTTTCAAAGGGTTATAGCCTCGCCTTAGCCTGTTGTACGCCCAGTGAGCCAGCGTCGCGCTGGTCAGCGCCGTGATGTTGCTAGCGGTGTTCTTTCTGCTCCAGCCTCGCATCCCGTCACCCATGTCCCTGGTTTCCGCGCGGGCCACCGCAGACCTCAAATAAGGTGCCTCATCTGGCCCTAGCTGCCCGATCTGCTTGTCGCGGATCGCGGTGACCATCAGCGTGAATGCTTGTGCTTCTTCCGAGGCGGTGGCTTTCATCAGCTCGATCCCGCGGTTTTCCGCGTCGTCGATCAGCGCGGACGCCGGGGCGGTCTTCGGGACCGCGATACCCAGCGGCTTCCACTTCTTCCGCAGTTCCATCAGTTTCGGGACCACCCAGGATGTGCCAGGGCGGAAGCAGTCCTGCGGCTGTTCCACGATGATGATCCCGTCGGAGGGCCGCTGCCATGCCACGGAGATGCACGCGGCGGTCAGGTCGGGGGTCACGTCGACGGCGAAGCACACCGGGGTGGCGGTCCCGCCGAGGATGGAGGTTTCGCACGCGTTCCACTGGTCCTCGCTGACGGCGAGCCAGCCTTCGTCGTCGGTGGGCCAGTGTCCCGCGCCGAGGCGTTCCACGTTGAACGCGTCCTCGGGCATGGAGTTCAGTTCCCACGCGACGTGCTCCGGGGTAATCCGGTACCCGAGGGCGGGGTTCGCTTTCGCCCAGCTTTGCGGGTTGTCCCGGTCGTCGTGCTCGGTGCATACGATGAACTCGTTGGACCGGCGGCCGATACGCTCGTCGCGGGGGCACAGTTCGTTGTGGGGGCGGATCGACCACTCGAAATAGGCGAGCCGTTCGTCGTCGCCGCGGATACCGCGCCGCCGTACCGAGGCGAGTTGTGTCGAGTCGGGGTATCCAGCGCTTGCCAAGTACCACAATTGCGGATTTGGGACCGCGGACATGGTGGGCATCGACGCGCCGACCTGGTCGGTGGTCAGGATCATCGCCTCGTCCCACACCAGGCAGTTACACGTGAATGACCGGCCGGACCCCCTGGACCGGGCGAGGAACCGCAGGCGGGGCGCGACGGACCGGCGTACCAGTTTCTTGCTCGCGCCGAATATCAGCGCGGACGTGGGCCGCAGGTTGATGGCCTCTTCACCGTGGGACGTGATGATCCCGCCCCGCGCGGGGACCCGGCGGGTCAGCTCGGGGGAGTTCGCGATCCTGTCTTTGAGCCGGAGGAAATGCTCGTTGGACGCCTTGAATTCGTGCGCCGTGTGGATGATCAGGGGTTCGGACAACTCGAACAGGCCGAACAGTTCACGTCCTTCGACGGTGGCGTTCTTCCCGTTCTGCCGGGATAGCACCTCGGCGACTTCTTTCGCTGCCCACGTGCCGTTTTTGCGGGTGCCGCACGCCGCGCGGAGGGTGTTCGCCTGCCACGGGTCGAACTCGAACCCGACCGACTCGCAGAACTCGATGCATTCGATGCCGGTCTTGTCGGAGTGGGCGGCGGGCAGGGAGCAGATACGGGGTTCCTGCACCCCGTAGAGTTCCTCGTCGAACGCGGGCATCGCCACGGCCTAGTCTCCCCCGGCCACGTGCGCGGTGAGCATCGCGATGATGATTTTCAGCGCTTCGGGGCGGGTGAAACCGGCTGCCACGTAGGCCATGAACATCTCGTGCTGCTGCGCCACCCCCTCAGCGAGCGCGCTGATCGGGTCCTCGGGACCCTGCTCTGGCGTGTTTTCGGGGGACGGATCGCTCATCGACACCTCCGGCCCGTACGATGGTAGTATGAATTAGACACGGCGAGGCGGGGCGATGCAAGGCATGGCGAGGCGAGGTTTGGCCGGGCAAGGCAAGGCCGGGCGAGGCGGGGCAAGGTTACGAACACGGCCAGGGGTCATCCCTGGCCGTGTTCGCGCAGAAGTCGCTCTTCACGCTTGCGTTTCAACTCATCGAGCACGTCGCCCTCAGCTCCGGGTGGTGCCATCACGGAGAGCTGCACGGAGCAGAGCCGCAGCTCGCGGAGGATCTGGGACAGGTCGCGGGGTTCCAGCGCCCGGCTGTCAGCTTCGGCGGCGAGGGTGAGCATGGCCTGCGCGATGGTGCCGCCGGAGACGGCGTCGGGGAAGGTGCGGAGTTCCCTGCGGACGGCCCGCTCGATCGCCCCGATTTTCCGCCTGGCTGGCATACCCTCCCCTTAAGTCCCGGTGCTACACTGTCGGTAAAAAGAAGGGTGTCTTTCATGGCGAAGGATCACGACCAGTACCTACGTGAGCTGCGACGACAAGGCTACATCACCGTCCGCAAGATCCACAGTAACCACCTGCGGGTCTTCTGCTCGTGCGGTGCCCTCGTCTCCACCCACCCTGTTAACGGCGGCAGTGACCACCGTGGCCTGCTGAACTTCAAGGCGGAGGTGCGCCGGCACGAGCTATGGCACCGCAGCTCAGCGGCGGCGCAGCAGGATGATGACCACGACGATGACCAGGATCAGGACCAGCACGCCGACGCCGATGTACATCAGGCACCGTGCCGGTAGTACCCGCCGCGGTGCCATCCCCACAGGACTTCGACCGCGACGGCGATCAGCCCGATGATGAGCAGCCAGCTGATCGTGTCAGCGTGCTGGTTGGTGAGTTTCAGAATCGCGGCGACGACGCCGCAGATGAACGCGATGACGGCGAACATACCTGTACCACCTAAGAAAGGGACACGATGAGCGTCAACCTGAGCGGAGCGCTTCCCGGCGGAGACGGGAACGGCCTGGAGCCGATCGTCTACGACCTGAAAGACCCGTCTAAGATCCACGTCTGCATCTGCCTGGTCAGCGGCAAGAAAGGCACCACCGACTTCGAGTCCGGGGACACGGTGACAACCGCGCGCATCCGCCGGATCGAGGTGATCCTCGACCCGGAAGACCTGAACCTCGCGGAGAACCTGATGCGGCGGGCTCTGGATAGGCGTACCGGGCGTGAGGCCCTGCCGTACGACCTGGAAGAAGAAATCCGGGGTGCGTTCCCCGAAGATGCGGAGAATCTGCCGCCAGAAGGCCCGGATCAGTGATCCTGGGCAGACTCCTCCAGTGCCACAATAACCTATTCTAAAAAAACACGCAAGAGGTGAGACACGTGAGTTCTGGCGAACCGCGCACCGTGTCGCTGCTCCGGGAGATATACGGATCGCACACCGTGCTGATCCCGAAGTCCCGCAGTTCCGGCCCGGATGACTACGCCCGGACGCTGCTCGGGCAGCAGGTCCGGGTCACGCTGGGCTACGAGCCGTGCAACGACGAGCAGGGTATCCCGACGATCACGCAGGGGAAGCTGCTCGGGTTCGGGCAGGGCGGTGATTTCGAGATCCTGGAAGATGACGGGTTCGTGCATTACTGCTGGCCTGCGCTGAAGATCGAGCCCCGCTAGGCTTACTACAGTCGTGGTACGCTAAGGGTATGACGAATCCTTCGCTGATACAGCTCCGTAACCCCGTCAATCAGGCCCCGAGGCCCGTCGGTCCCCGGCATGACAGCCTGCATATGGCTGAGGGGCTGAGGTACTGCTGGTGCATGTGCCAGCGGTGTTTCATGAGGTACACCATCGGCGGGATCTGCATCTGCCGGGACTGCCCCTGCGAGGCATCCTACGAGGCCACCAAGCCCATGTACGTCCCCCGGCCGGTTGTTCAACCCGTTGAGCAGACGGATGTCTAGCCCGTACTCGCGGCTGACCAAGATCCGGTTCGCCCTGTCCCGGCGGCTTGACCCGTACCCCGACCGGGGTGAAGCATGGTGCATGGACTGCTCGCTGAACGACGGCCGGACCCTGATCCTGAACGCCGCCGCGCACGCCGACCACGTCGAAGCGCACCGTGAGGCCACCGACGCGTCCGGGGTGTGGGACGGCATCGCCATCCGCGCGAACTTCGGTGTCGTCCCCCGGGACGACCCGTGAGGGGCGCGGCGGTCGTGCTGCGCGGTGACGCGCGGCGGCTGCCGCTCCCCGACGAGTCCGTCGATCTGGTGTGCACGAGCCCGCCATACTGGGCGATGAGATCGTACACCGACGCGGGGAAGCACTACGACGGGCAGATGGGCAGCGAACCAACCCCGCGCGAGTACATCGAAGCGCTGGTCGAGTGCACCGCGGAGTGGTCTCGGATCCTGAAACCTAGCGGGTCGATGTTCATTAACCTCGGGGATACATTTTCGACGGGTCAGTCTCTCGACAACACTATGACCGTCGGTGATGCTGGATGGCTGGCGGGACTGAT